GGCGGTGCCATCACCGGTCGGGGTGCTGACTTATTAATTATCGATGATCCACATTCCGAGCAAGATGCACTATCGCCCACGGCTCTCGAATCAGCGTACGAATGGTACACGTCAGGTCCGCGTCAGCGTTTGCAGCCTGGTGGTAAAATTGTACTTGTAATGACAAGATGGTCTAACAAAGATTTAACTGCAAAATTAATTAACAACCAGAAAGAAGCGAAAGCTGATCAGTGGCACGTGGTCGAGTTTCCGGCAATCATGGACCAAGGAACAGATAAAGCTCAACCTGTTTGGCCTGAGTATTGGAAGTTAGATGAATTAGAGAAGGTCCAAGCAACACTGCCCACGGGCAAATGGAATGCACAATGGATGCAAAATCCGACAGCTGAAGAAGGAGCTATTCTTAAACGAGAGTGGTGGCGTATCTGGGAGAATGATTGGATACCAACATTACATCATGTAATACAATCTTATGATACAGCGTTTCTTAAAAAAGAAACAGCGGACTACTCTGCAATCACCACTTGGGGTGTATTTTATCCTGACGAAGACTCAGGTGCTAATTTAATTCTACTTGATGCAATCAAAGGCAGGTACGAGTTTCCTGAACTAAGGCGCTTGGCCCTTGAACAATATAAGTATTGGCAACCTGAATCTGTGATAGTAGAGGCAAAAGCATCAGGTTTACCACTCACATATGAGCTGAGAAAGATGGATGTACCTGTAATGAACTTCACACCATCAAAAGGAAACGATAAGCATGCTCGTGTGAATTCAGTTGCACCTCTCTTTGAATCTGGTATGATATGGTGTCCGGAGCAGAAATTTGCAGATGACGTCATGGAAGAGTGCGCTGCATTTCCGTATGGGGATCATGATGACTTGGTCGACTCGACTACACAAGCCATTATGCGATTCAGACAAGGTGGACTTATAGATCACCCTGAAGACTATGTGGATGAACCACGAGAAAACATTAAAAGGAAATATTACTAATGGCCATAAAATTTGGAATGACAGTTGCGGATATGATCATGCAGTTAACAAAAGGTTTCATGAAAGCAACCGGTAGAAAACCAGAAGCCTTAGAAAAAATAAAAATTCAACAAGAAGCAGCTCAAAGATTTAGAGACATGAATAAAGTTGTCGATATGGAAGGAAAAACAATCGACACATCAAAAGGTATTATGGGCGGTAAACAAGCAAAAGCTATGGGTGGACGTATTGGTTACAAGTTAGGATCAATCGATAAAGCACGAAGAGCATTTTTAAAAACAGCGGCAGGTGTTGGTGGAGGTATAGCTGCACTTAAAACTGGATTAGTAGGTCTTGGTAAACAAGCAGGTCCTGCAGTCGAAGCTGTAAAAGAAACAGTAGCACAAGCTCCATCATATTTTTTTGATTTAGTTGCTAAAATTAAAATGTTAGGTAAGCCAGGAATATCTATTGGTCCAAGACAAAACACAATGAATTATAAAAACTATGAGTTGATGGAAGATGTATCAACAGGTGATATTAGAATTACAAAACAAAAAGGTGACCCTGATCTTGGTTACGAAGAAGAAGTTATGGAATATAGAAAAGGTCAAAGAACTGAAGATGGTATGATACCTGACGAGTACGAAGAAGCAACGATCAGACCTGATATGGACGGTAAGATGAAGGATATCGAAGATGGTATCGAGCCAGATAGTATTCAAGAAATTATAAAAGAAGTTACAGATGAAGCACCGTCAATTAAAAAAGCAGGTGGCGGTATCGCTAGAATGTTAGGTGAGTAATGAAACTTGGCCCCAAAGAAATCAAAGTGGTCAATCAATATTTTGTTAGACCAGTAAAAAATAAACTCAAAGAGATCTTTATGAAAAAAGGTCTACCACAATTAAAAACTCCAGACGAAGTACAAAGACCAGAAGATGCATTAAGAAGAGAGATGTTTGAAAATGCAAACAAAAGATTGAACAGAGCTAATGGTGGACGAATAGAACTTGCTGAAGGTACGATACCTTTAGAAACTTTTAAAAAAGAGTATAGTAAATTTAAAGGTAGTTCAGATAGAGATTTTACTAATTTTTTAAATAAAAAATATAAAACAGACCTTAGTGTTGGTGCTATTGAAACAAGAAGAAGACGAGCAGGTATTGCAACTAAAAATCCTAAAAACATTGGTGATACTGCTGGGTTTAGAAAAGAGATAAATAAATTTAAAGGGTCTGAAAGATACAAAGGTTTTGTAAAAGATTTAGCAGATAAATATAACATTGATAGAAAAACAGCAGATACAATTATTTCAAAAGAACGACCTGATATAAAAGAACTTCCAAATAAAAAACCAAATTATTTAGTCAAAGCTGAAAAAGCAAAAGAAGCTACTAAATTAAAAAACAAAAACTATTTAAGTGATGAAGCAATTAAAAAAGAATACAAACTATTTAAACCAAAACTTTCTGGAACAGATAAAGAATTTTTAGAATTTTTAAACAAGAAAGGTTATAAAGCTTTTGGTGATAAGCCATTAAGTGTAGAAACAATAGCAACTAGAAGACAAAGGCTAGGTTTGAAGAGTAAAGCTTTGACACTTGAAACAGGTGGAACAGGACAAAGATTTACAGATAAGTTTATTAAAGAAGAAGCAAAAAGATTAAATGTAAGCACAAAAGGAACTGCCGCTGAAGTAAGAAAAAGAGTTTTAAGAAAAAGAGGAGATGAAACTTTTATTAAAAAATTTGGAGAAGAAGCTTTACTAGAACGTAAAAGAACAAAAGCAAAAGAAAATTTAGAAAAAATTAAAGCCGACCCTAAACGTCTTGAAGCATTAAGAGAAAGTAAAAGAAAATATAATCAAAAAAGAATGTTTGGTTTAGTTCCCACAGAATTAAATCCAAAGGGATTGTTATATAGAGATTTAATTGAAAACGCTTTACGTTATCAAAGTGGCAATTTACAAAACTCTCACATTAAATTTAAAAATCCAAATGAAAAAAGACCATCTAGTATTCCAAAAACAAAAGAGGTAAAACTTATCGATACAAATATTATTGACCCTAAAACTAAAAAACCAAAAGTAATTACATATGATAATGTTTTAAAACATATTGATGATACACAAGATATTTATGGGACTGATTCTAAAAAAACTTTAGGTGAATATAAAAAGAAAAGATTTATACAAGAAAACAAAGATCTTAGAGATGCATATAATGCAAAAGTAAATAAAGCATATGATCCGACTAGTGCAACTAATCGAGCTGTATTTTCTCCAATGCATATTCACCATACAGCGGGAAGAGGACAAAATGCTTTTAACGTTCAGTTTGCAGTTGCCACTGAAAATATGCAAGAGAACGCTTTAAGAACCAGGCTTAATAGACAATTTAAAAGTGCAAAAACTTTTGGTGAACAACGAACAGCTGTAAAAGAATATTTAAGTAAAGTTCCTCCTACTTTAGAAGTAAGATTAAAGAATACACCATATGGTCAAAGAGAAACTTTAGTAGATATGACTAAAAGAATTGCACCAGATCTTACAAAAAAAGTTAGACAGGCTGGAGGTGTTGAATTAGGAGCAAACCCTTTTTTTAATCCAGGTATTTTAAAAGAAGCTTTTAAACAACTTCCAACACCAGCAGGAGCTGTATTATTAAATGCAGGATTTGGTGTTGATCCAAGGTCCTCGATCGATAGAGCGAGTATCGCGGCAGAAGCAGCGTTCGCACCAGCTCTTGTAAAACAAGCTGCAAAGTTAGGATCAGTAGGACAGAGAATTGCTAACTTAGGTTTAACACCTGCTATGGCAGCAAGAGCTGCAAGAATAGCATCACCACTTGGTATTGCATCACTAGCTGCAGAAGGTTTATATCAAGGTGGTAAGTTTACTAAAAAGAGAATGGAAGAACTAAGATCCATGACACCAGAACAAAGAGCAGAATTAAGAAGACAAGGAGAAGCACAAGCATTTGATCCTTTTCAAGCTGCAGGTGGTGGATTAGCTAAATTAGCAGGAGATAGATCAGGTGCAATGTTAACATCTATGAACCCAGACAAGGATGGGTTGCAAGGTCCCTTAAATCGTGGTAAGAAACAATAGGAGTATTAAATGGCAGATATAGATAAAGGACTCCCGAACACTCGTACTAAACTTGAGATTCCGTCAGAGGAAGAATTACAAGCAGTTGAGCTTCAGGAACCAGTAGAAGAAAAAGGACCAATTGAAGTTGTACCTGAAGAAGATGGTGGTGCAACAATAGACTTTGAACCAGGTGCAATTAATATACCTGGAACAGAATCACACTTTGATAACTTAGCAGATATTTTACCAGAAGAAAATTTAGAGCCGATTGGAAACGAGATGGTTCAAAATTACATGGACTATAAAGGTTCAAGAAAAGATTGGGAGAATGCTTACACACAAGGTTTAGATCTTTTAGGATTTAAATACGAAAACAGAACAGAACCTTTTCAAGGAGCTAGTGGTGCAACTCACCCAGTTCTTGCAGAAGCAGTAACACAGTTTCAAGCACAAGCTTACAAAGAATTATTACCCGCAGATGGAC